GGAATACATCAGCCTGCGATATAGAAAAGCCGCAAGGAGAGCGGCAGCCAAATGACTAAACCACCAGACCACTACGATTTTGGAGTTTACGAGCCGTGGTACGTGATTACGGCGTGGGGCTTGGGCTACGAGCTGGGGTGCGTACTCAAATACGTGAGCCGCGCCGGCCGCAAAGGCCCCGCACTCGACGACCTGGTGAAAGCTCGCAACTACCTGGACCGCGCCATTGATCTACTGGCCGCCAAGCAGCCCGCGGAGGCTGACAGTCGGTGCGTGTAGCTCTCTGCGTATGGTGCCACGACTCCCACAACACAACGTTACAACTGTGCCCGCGCTGCGAAGAAATCGCGAAGCGGTCGCGGGAGATACGAAACATCCCATTGACTTATACGTCAATACCCTGTAGCGTACCCGCGTGACTCTTCTTCTAACAACGGAGCAAATGAACACCCTAAAAATCGAACGCACCACAAACGGCGGCGGCACCGTGCTTCAGCAGGAATTGTCGGAAGTCTCAGCCGAGTTGAGTAAGTGCGTGACTCGGCTGCATGAGCTCAGCGCGCTAAAGGCGAAGCTCGAGCTTCGGATGCTGGTGGGGCAGTGAGCCGGATTCGGTGGGGGTGCCCGGCTGCGCTGGTTATCGCAATCGCTGCCGTCTATGCAGCATCCCGCATAAACTGGGGACTCGCTGTCGTGGTGGCGCTATTCTCTATGAACGTAGGCGCCGCCTTTTCTGACGGTTAAAGCGGCCCAACAAACGGCTGCTTCTTCATCGGCTTCGGCACCGGAGCCGGTGGCACGTACGGAGCCTTCCGAGTAAAGAGCGATTCGTCCAAGCCGTTCATCATGCCCGGCATTGACGCAGCGCCAGCCGGCGGTGTCGGCGGCTTGACCAACGTGCGGAGAGGGAGAGCTTCGGCGGTGTTTGCCATGTGGGCCGCAGCGAGCCGCTGAGCCTCGAGGGCGCCTTCGCGAGCCACAGACTCACCGGCCGGGATGAACCCGTGCAGCAACCCGCCAACGCGGGCGGCGTCACCTTCCGGCAACAGCGGGATCGCCGCAGCAGCCGACAACAGCGACCCGATCGGGTGGCCGTGCTTCATCTGCGTGTAGGCGTCATACAGGTGGGGCAGGGGATTCCCGAGCCCTATCGCGTTGAGCGCCTGCTGGACGTGGTCTCCGAACGGCTGTGGGACGGCGTGCATCGCCCAATCCGGGCGGGTGTTCGCTCCGATTGTGGGCTGGGGTGGCGCGGCCGGCGGTGAAACCGGAGCGACCGAAGTTGCGTCTTGTGGTGCAGCGGCGTATTTATCCAGCCAGTTGTCGCCCACGGGTTATCTCACATACAAGCCACCTTCGGTGAAAAGGAATGTTGACGGTACTGCTGGTCGTCCTCGAAGCTGTAGCGGTCGTACTTGCGGTGCTCTGGCTCGTTGAGTACGCGATCCGCTTTTGCCGCGGCATCCGCGAGCTCGCAGCCGGTCCTACTTGGAGCCCAACAACCCTCCGGCTATTCCACCGGCTGCGCCACCCGCACCCGTAGCGCTGAGTCCAAACAGATTCCCGACGTTTTGCTTGCCCTGCAGCTGTGCGAGCAAATCAGTAATCGCGTCCGAGCCCTGCGTCGTGAGTAGGTCACCGACCTGACGGGCCCCGGCTTCCGTGCTCGCGCGTACGAAGTTTGGCGTTGCGGCTGACAGGGCCGACGACACAAGGCCGCGACCGTGCGCCTGCGCGGTAACGAATCGAGCCATCGGCCCGAGATCGCCGGATGAGCCGCCAAGCCGGCGGGCGGTCTGCGACCCCGCGTTCACGCTGGCGAGCCGGCTAAGGTTTGCTTCCTGCTTCGCGTTCAGCATGAACTTGTCAAAGTTCGCTTCGCTGCCGAACATGAGCTTTGCCTGTTGCTGCATGTCGCCGTTGGCATACGCCTTGGCGATGTCGGCGTTCGGGTTCTTCGCAGACAGATGCTCGATCGCCGCAGCCGCCCAGCCCTTACGCGCGGCGTCCTGATCGAGCGGTGACATCTGGTTGAAGCCGTGCTCAATCTCCGCGCCGTTCTTGCCGAACCACGTGTGCCCCTGCGCGAGCGCATCTTCCGCTTTCAAGTTCGCGGAGTGTACCGCGTCCGCCTGCGCGTAGCCCGGCGCGTGCTGCGCGAGATAGCCCTTGACGGCATCCCGTGCTTCCACGACCTGCAGCGCCTCGTTGTTCTTGCCCTGGCGAAAAAGAGACGTAATGTGGTCGTCCAACTCCTGCTTGAAACTCTGGACGTCGCGGAATGTGAGATCGCGGCCGGATGATGCCGCAGCTGCCGCAGCGCCAGCGGGGTCCTGCGCCGCGGCCTTGGCAACCGGAACGCCCTGCGCGAGCAAACAATTGTAAATGGACTGCGAACCACCCTGCGCGGCGGCGACTTCGGGGAACAGCCCCTTGACGACTTGCGGAGCGTTCTTGATGTCGCCAGCGAGCAAGCCGCGCTTGAGAACGGACATAATCGCGGGGTGTGGCGACACGGAGGCCGCCAGTTCATCCGCAGGAAGCGCCCCGGTGCTTCGCTCAATCGCGCCGTAGTTGGCGTCATCCGCTGCCCGAGTAGCCGCGGACATCGCTTCGGCCTGTGCCGTGAGCGGGGCAAAGCTGGTGTGTGGATTCGCCGCGCGAAGATCGTTCGCGAGGCGGCTCATGGTGCCGGGGTCGCGGCCGTTCACGATGTTGCGTACGTTCTCCGCCACGTCGAGGCTCTTGGAGGCCGCGCCGTCCAGCATGTCGCGGAGCTTCGGGGACAGGTCGGCCAATGTCGGCAACGCGCCCTTTCCGGCTGCGACAAGGTTCTGCAACTCGCTGAGCACGCCGCCGTCCTTTGACGCCGCAAGCACGAGTCGCTGTGCTGCGTTGGACCCGAACGCCGACTTAAGCGCGGTCCCGAGCACGCCAGCGGTGACGCCTCCGACTCCGGCTCCGATACCCGCGTCGATTCCGCGATCCGTCGCGCTCTTGCCCGAGCCCACGTCGTTGCCAAGGCTGTTGAGGCCCCCGAGCGCAGCGCCCCCACCGAGCAGGCCAAGCGGTGCTACCGCCTTGTTGATCGGAGACGCCACCGCGCCGAGCAGCGTACCGGCTCCGGAGGCAACGGGGTGGTCGCGCTGGTCTTCATCAGACGACGCCTTGTACCGCGCGAGGTTGGCTTCGTACTCGCCGGGAGGGCCGCCAACGTGCTGATTTGCAGCTGCGGCAAAGCTGTTGCCGAAGCCGGCCATCAGCCCGTTGATCGTCTTCTCCGCAAGCGCTATCGGAGCAGAGCCGATGGCGGAGTTGCCCTTCGGCGGCCCAGCCGACGCCGTGGCCACGGGCGCTGCCGCAGGCGCGTGCCCGCGTAGCGCGTTCTCGGCTGCGATCATTTCCGGCGTGGCGCCCGCTGCCGCAGCCTTCGCGGAGTCTACTGGCGCAACGCCCCTCCGCGTGTTCTCGGCAATGATCTGTTCGTCGGTGGCGCCCGCCGCCCGTGCTGCGGCGACGTTCACCGGAGTCCCGGGTCCGTCCACTGTTAGAACTGGCTCATGTCAATCTTTCCACCTGGCGCCTTGGCGCCCGGCTGCGGATTGAGCACGGTGCGGACAGCACCAAAGCCATGTGGCGACTTCTTGGCGTAGTCGCCCGCGACCTCTGCTTCGCGCGCTGCGGTGCGAGCGCGGAGCGTGGCGACGAGATGACGCGCATCTTCGATCTGGCCGGGGTCAGCCGTACCGGATTCGATACCTGCGGCCAACGACTTCAAGCGACCGCGCAGCGAGACGTCCAGCGGCTCTTCGTACATGAGCGTGCCGAGACGGTACTGAATCTGTGGCGCTGCAGCCTGCCCGAACGCGGACACGAACTTACGCAGCGCAGCCGGATTCGGCTTGCCGTTGGTGCCCGCCAATTCATTCGCGACTGCATCGAAGTTATCGTACGCGGCACGCGCCTTCTCGAACTCCTTGCCAGGCCCGTTGTTATACATGGACTGATCTTTCAGCTTGGAGTTCACTTCCCCTGTTGCAGCGGTGCGCGCCTTCTCCTGAATCACGGTCGCGATCTCTCGCCGCGTCAAATCCGTCGCCTGCGCCCACTCGCCCGTCTTTGGGTCAATGAACTCAGCCTCGCCCGTCGAGTGATTGAACCGGCCGACCTTGTCCCCCACATTAAGAGGCGTATAGACAGTCTTCCCGGCTTGCGCGGTTGCGATACGTCCTTCGCGAACGCTTTTCGCAAGCGCCGCGTACTTACCCGCTGCCTCAAAGTCGCCCGCTGCGGCGCTCTTGACGCCGGCGTCCTCAATTAGGTTGAGCTGTGCGGCCGGATCGCTTTCGGCCTGGATACGCTGCGACAGGCCCGCTTCGATCTGCTGGCGAGTCTGCTGGATGTGCTGATTCTGCGCGATGCCGGTGGCGTACTGGCTCGCCTGTAGTGCGCCGCCCATCGACTGCGCGGACGCCTGCTGGGCGCCTTGCAAGCCGGATGCAATGGAGCCAAGCGTCGACTGCTTGAATCCCCGCGCGTCCAGCGAGGGATTGAGCAGGCTGTTACTCAGCGCCAGCCAACCCGCGCTGCGAGCGTGGGCAAGGTCGCTCTGAGACAGCAAGCCATCCAGCCCCGACGGCACCGGCGCAACACCGTTCGTCAGCGCCGCACCAATCCGGCTCAGAAAGCCGTGGTGGATCGGCACCGCCGGATTGGGTGGCGGCGTGAACGTCGGCACCGGATTCGGCGTGGCCGGCGTCTGGTCCGTCACGTTCATCGGCTGCATCTGTGGCCCGACGGCGTTGAGTGCTCCGAGAAGCCCCGAGTAGTCAGGCATCGTTACGGGATGAAGCTCTTGACTGCAGCCGCACCACCCAAGATGTCCCCGAACAGATTACCGCCCTGCGTCTGCGTCTGGCCGTGCGGCTGTAGGCTCGAGTTCGCGGACTGCAGCACGTCGAACGGGTGCGCCTGCGCGGCCTGCGCCTGCTGCGTCAGATACTGGCCAATACCGGCGGCGTTGCCGTTGGCTGACATGCCAAGGTTCGCGAGCTGAGAGGCTTGGCTCATCGCCTGCCCGTAGCCCTGGTTGGTGATTCCGGCGACCTGAAGCGCCTGCTGGTTCGCGAGGTCGGAGAGCCCTTGGCCCTGCGCGACGGCCGCACGGTTGCCACCAAAGGCGCCGGCTGCGGCTGCGTTCGCGTTGATGGAATTGGTGATGTTCGCGGCGCCGCGCCCGTACTGCGCGTTGACCTGGTCGATCACGTTCTGCTGAAATGGGCTCATGAGCTGGGACACGTCAGCCTGGTTGCCCGATAGCGCGCCGAGTCCGAGATTGCCGGCGGTGGCCGCGCCTTGGTAGTTGCCCAGCGCCGAGTTGACCGCGCCGTTCACAGGGGCAAGCGGCTGCGCCGCCAATGCCTGACCCGCGGCGAAAACGGCGTGCTGCCGCCCGGCGGTCACATTGTCCACGCCCTGCGTCTGAGTCTTCGACTTCCCCAAGGTTAGAGGTCCACTTCCATCTGGATAATGCCATCGGCCCGGTCGACTTCGCGCCACCCAGCGGCCTTTAAGAAACTCCGCGCCCACCCTTGGCGCCCCGTCAACGTCGCTCGAGTGCAGCCCGTGTCTCGCCCAAAGTCAAGTATGAGAGGCGTTACGGCTTCTAACTCTGCGATGCGTCCGGCGGCTAACCAATAGTGAAGCGTCTTGCCCGACACTTGCGTTACTATGACCGAATGGTAGGTGATCGGCCAAAACTGTGCGTGGCCGGTACTTACCTGCTCGATGACGTCTTCAAAGGTACGTCCTTCCGTGTCAAATCGCAACGCTTTTTCCAGCCCAGCCCGGTAGTGGGCCAGCCCCGGCATTACCACGTGGCAAGCGCACACCTGACCCACGTGGAATCCGCGATACAGACGTACAGGTGGGTTGCGTCCCACGTGATCGTTCCGGCGGTTCCGGGGTCCGCGGCGGTGGTCGGCGGGGTGCTTGGGACGCCTGTGCCCGGAACCGGGATCGTCACACGCTGAAACTGGTGCTCGAGCTCGCGCCGGACGGCCGCCTGGTCGCCGCGGTCGTACGCAGCCGGCGGCGCGGGCAGGTTAATGCGGATCATCGGCGCCCGCTCGGAATGATCCCGAGCCGCATCTTGCCCACGCGCCACGCGCCCGCCACCTGTTCCGCGAACCGGACCCGAACCTGCCGGGCGGTCACGCGTACGTCAGTCGGCGCGTGCATGAGGTACGGCCCGCTGTCGGTTTCGGTGTCGGTCGGAAAGAACGAGGTATAGAGCCGGACGGTGACGTCGCCAAGCGTCTTTTCGTCGGGCACGATCCGGTTGATCTTCATTACGCGGTCGCCGTTCCCGAGTTCGATGGGCCCGCTTTCCACGTACGGCTGGCTGCCTTCGTGGTCGTACAGGACTTCGTGCTCGTACGTCAGGCCGCCCGCGTCGAACATGATTGGGTAGTCGGTCGGCCCGTCCGTCGCGCCGCACGTCCGGCTCAGCGTCCCAAGCGACCAATGCTGCTCGCGGAAGTTGTAGACGACGTACGAGTCGATCTCCGTGGACATCGCGGAGGGGTAAAAGAAGAATATCTCCCCAAACTCCGTGAACGGCACGGCGAAGATTTTGGCCCGCTGGCTGAAGTTGAGATTGGCGAAGATCGAGTCGGAGACGTCACACGGAATCGGCGTGACGTAGCCGTCGTACCCGTAGAAGGAGTCCGTACCCATCCACATCGCGCGCCCGTCGACCACGGCAACTGCGTTCGGCGCGATCAAGCCGCAGTGGTCCCCAACCTGCCGGAACGAGTAGATGAACGTCGTGTCGCCAAGGTAGACCATCTCCCACACGTCCAGATCGGTCCAGAGCAGCGTACCACCGCGAATCCTGCGGCCGGCCATAAGTGCGCCGTTGGTGGTGAGCGGGAACGAGCCCGCGGTGTTGAGGCCAGACGGCGTCCAATCGGTGAACGTCTCCTGGCTCGCCCACTGGACCGTCCGTGCATCGCCGCCGGCCCCGAGTGCGACAAGGAATCGTTCGGCGGTGACAACCACCCCAACGCACGACGGCGAGTCGGTCGCGACGGCTGCGGCAACGGTCGGGTCACCCTGCCAGATGTAAAGCGCCTGGTTGGTGGTATCGACAGCGGCAAGGAACTCCCCGAACAAGTCGAGCTGCCACGTCGTCGCCGGCGTGAATCCAACAATGCTCGAGCCGATGCCGTAGTTCGCGACACCGTAGCCACCCTTGCCGTACGCGCCGACGGAAGACGCCGCGCCCGAGTCCACGTTACCGATCGTGAAGCCGGCGGGCGTGATGTCCTTCAGCACGCCGGCCGCGATCAGAAAGAGCTTGGACGTCGTCGCCACGCCGACAATAGCCGCTCCGGCTGACGTGCGCCACGACGCCGCTGCGCGCGGTGTTCCGTCGAGGACCGTCAGGTTTGCGTTGGACGCATCCTTTAAGCGGCGCCACCCGCCGATCGGGCGAATCGTGCCCTCGAAGAAGCGCACCAAATTGCCCGCCCCCCACCGGCCCTTGGCCGAGTAGACGGTGTTGTTGGTGTAGATGCCGGGCGGAAGGTCGAGCGGAAGTAGAGTCTCTTGCACGTTACCAGGTTCCCGCTTGTTTCAGTTCCACGCGCTTTTGCGCCCACGTGGTCGATTGGACGTGATCGTCGTCTCCGAAGTGATGTCCGCTGCGGAGTCGCGGGTGTTGGTCGCACGTGTTCCAGAGCCAGTACCATTGGTCGTTCGTGTAGTCCCAGCTCGGCCCAGCCGGCGTGAGGATCGCGACGTCGACTGCGAGCCCCCAATTGTGGGCACTTCGGCCGGGGGGAGCGGCAAGTGGTCCTCCGGCTTGGTACTTCGTATAGAGCGCACGCTGTTCCTCCCGTGTCCGAAACCCCTGCGTGACGACCCACGCGAACGTCGACCGCGCGAGCACGTCGTCAACGTCCTCCCCGAACTGCGGGTCAAGATCATCCTTGCGGACATCCCAGCGCACCGACACTACTGGGCCGCACTCTCCTTGGTTTGCGACTTGACTTCCCACGCCTTCGCGAACGCCGCGCCAACCCCGGAGAACGACGCTCCGACTCCGCCCACGATGATCGCGCTGACGGTACCGGGCTCGCGTGCTTTGAGCACGGCGATGTACGCCAGCACTACGAACGCAAGCGCGAACGCAGCGAACATGAACATGATCGTACGCGTCATGCTGTACTTCGCATCCGGCGCGTTCGTCTCCTTAAACGCGCTCACTGCTTGTGCCTCAGAAACTCCATGCCCGCGCCGGCGACAGTACCGACCAACGCGCTCACGGCGGTGGTGAGCCAGGAGATGACGCGGCGCTCGCCGTCACGCTCCGACAGCTTCCGCTTGATGTCACCCACATCGTCCCGAAGCTCCTGCACCATGTTGTATAGCATGTCGAACGAGCGGTACTCGTCGCTCTGGTGGTTGTCGTTACTAGGCGGGACCACTGCAGTCTCCGAATGAATCGGTGAACGTCGCAGCGGTCTTGGTGGAGATGACGGCGCTGTCGGCGTTCCGCACCATGTCGACGCGCCACACCCAATGCACGGTGGACGAGTTGTTCGGATCGCCCGCGACTCCGGGTGCGGTGTAGTCGTCGTGCGTCGTCGAGCCGCTGGTGATCGTCTGGCGCAGCACGTTGTCCTTGTAGACCTTGGCCGTGTACGCGGTGAAATCGGCGTTGGCGAAGGTGTACGACGCGCGCACGGTGGCACGGGTGCCGATGTGCGTCCCCGAGCAGGCGCCGGCTGAAAGCAGGGCGACCGTCACGGAAGACACGGACGGTTCAGTTGCCGGGACATACACACCGCCCATCACGCCGAAACACTGTAGCAGCATGGCGGGCTAGACGTTCTTGCTGATGCCGAGAAACCGAAAGGTTGTGCCGGCGTCGTAGCTCGCGAACGCAAGGATGTCGACGCCGGACGTGGTCAGGGACGGAAGCGAGGCGGACGGAAAGCGGAAGCTTGTCGGCCACGTCGGCGCAAACGCACCGCCATTCGTCACCTTGAGCATGAGCGGCACGACTGCGTTGGCCGTCGCGGGCACGTTCGACACGACCGGCGCGTAGGCTGCGGACGGCGTGAAGGCAAAGCTGTTGGCGGTCGAAAGGTCGAGCGCCGCCGCGTTGGTCGTCCCGAGATCGACGTGCTTCGCCGTCGCGGTGAACAGGTCCGCGCGACCCGACATCGCCCCGCCGGCTTTCGGCAGCGCCGCGTTCGCAACGTCGGACACGGCCTTGACGGTCGTGTCGATCGAGTCGAGATCGGCATTGAGCTCGCTGCCCCATGCGTCGGTGTCGCCGGCTACCGTCGGCTTGGTCCAGCCGTAGTTCGTGGTGGTACTCATCTATCAAAACACCGTGGGGAGTCCTGCGCGTTGGCGTGACGGGCCGTATTCACGGCGCTGGCGTGCGGTATCGAGCTTCGCGAGTGCGTCGTCAAATGCCGCCTTCCAGAGCGGGATGCGGTCGTCGTGCTCGAGGAAGCCCTCGGCGTGGGCGAGTGAGCCGTAGAGATACACGTCCGGGTTGTTCGTAAGGATCGTGTTGGTCGTGTTCGTGGTGCTCAGCGGCACCAGCGCGTTGAAGTACGTCATGTCGCAATCGTACGCCGCATCCGGCTGGGGCACGACCAACAGGTTCGAGCCGACGACCGCCGCATACCGTGGAATCCCGCTGGTGTCCGCCGTACGGGCGCGAACGTCAGAGAGGATTTCCGTGGTGGTCACGATGATCGGCACGGCGTTGGTCGGAAGCCCCGAGATGACGCGAAGGCTCCGAATCTCGGTGACGTAGGACGGCAGCGGCGTCGACTCGGCGGAGATCGTAATGGTCGCGCGGCCCGTGTCGTCGCGCAGCTCGCGGCGGATCGCCGCTTCGGCCAGCGCAATGAACGTCGGCACCTGTGCGGTCGTCGCGGCGTCGGTACGCGCCAGCCACGACATGATCGCCGTCTGCAGCGAGGCGTAGTCGGTAATGCTCATACGGCGGCGGGCTCCGCCGCCATTGCATCGCGGAAGATGTTGGCCGCCTCGTTGAAGTACTCGTACTCGCCAAGGTGTCCGATGGAGTGCGACAGATCGCAGTCGATCCAGACCTTGCGCCCGTTCCGGCGTGCCTTGGTGAAGAAGTACATATCCTCGCCCTCGTACTCGTCGACCGCTTCGCAGTAGCCGACCGCGAACCACGGCTTCTCCATCTCGCGGAACACGTCGACGTCCATCAGCATCACGCCGAATCCGGTGCCCGTGACTTCCTGCAAGCCGGTCGCGCCGCGCTCGAGGTAGAAGCGTTCGGGGTTCGGAAGGTCGACGTCGCCAATGAACGTGATCGGCTGGATGGGGTTGCCGCGGGTGGAGTACGCGCACCCGACGATGTCCTTGCCCCGCTCGAGCAGCCGAAGCAGCGTCTCTTTGGGGAAGCGCATGTCGGAGTCCAGCCACAGCATGTGCGACACACCCGGCCACGACAGCGCCGCTTTCACTAGGTTCGTCCGGCCCTGCTGGATGAGCGAGCTTTTGGTGAACGTGATCGCGAGCTCGACGTGTGGCGCGTGGACGGCGGTGAAGCCGACCATATTGGCAAGGTCGTAGGCAAAGCCCGTCTTGACGTCATCCCGTGCTGGGACGGCGATGAAGACCTTGAGCTTTGGCGGCGCCATCTCGGTGTCGGTGGGTTTGTGTTTCCGGCTCCGGGGAATGAACTTGGACGTCATACCTTCCCCCGCTTGACACGCCACGGCAGGGCGTCCGGCGAGTTGAGCCACTTGGCGTACCGCTTGTGGTCCAGAATCTTGCCGGCTGCGGTCACGAACGGGTCGGGCTGCTGGGCAAGGATCGCGTACACGGACCACGGCACGGACGCAACGCGGTGCATCGTGCCCTTCCAATCGGAGCGGTTGTCGTTCCGAAGCGCCAGGTTCTCTTCCGCGATCGGCTCCACGTCCTGCACGACTTCGATGTGGTACTCGTCGTCGTAGCCGGTGGAGTGGAAAATCGTCTGGACGCCAGTGTCCGGGTTGTACCCGAGATCGCGCGATCTCACAGGTGCCACCCCAGCGCCACGCCGAACGCTACGACCGGCTTGCCTTGGGCCGTAAAGCCGGCTAGGGCGCCGATGAACGGCTTGGGGGCTATCCGGCTAAGGAACGGCTCGTGCGCGGCCCCAGCGAGGCGCGTAGCGGCGCTGTCGACCCGTCTGGCGGGTGCGGCAAGGGTGGCAAACGCTGCCCGCGCGGAGTCGGCGGAGGCGCGAAAGCCGTCGCGGCTGGCGCGGGTGGTGTCGAGCTCGGCCCGGAGCAGGGAATTGACTTCGTCCACGGAGCTGACGAGCCCGTTGGCAGCCACGGTCACAAACTTACAGGTGTCCGGGGCAGTCTTGACGGCGCCGAGATAGCGGCCCCGCCAGACGTTTGCGGAGTCTGAGGCGATGACCCGCTCGGCCTCGAGACGGGCCGCGCGCTGGGTCTGGCTGTTGGCAATGACGCCAAGGCTGGTCGCCCACGCCGATTCGGCCTTTGCCGCCGCCATCGCGCTCACCAGCTCCGCGTGTGCGCTTTTGACTCCGTTCCGGGCGTCGGCCAGCTGCGACTGATAATGCCGGTTGACGAGATACCCGGTCACAACAAAGGCGACTATGAGAGCAGCCGCCGCGAGAACATACCGCTTGCCAAGGGAAAGGGTCAAAAATCTCTACATAGCGGCCTGCTGGGAGTGGGTATTGTGACAGAAAGCTCCGTAAGGCAATATCGGCCTTACGGAGCTTAAAGTCAACGCTTTTACTGCCTTACGGGATTACAGACCCGCATCCGCCACAAGCCCGATGCCCGCCTCGTTGAGCACTTTCGTGCCCCACTCGACGATCAACATCGCCTTGTCCGCGTCACCCGTCTTCGCCATCTCTTCGACGTGGTACTTGTCCAGATACGCCGTCTCGAGAAGGTCAAAATCCAGCACGAAGATGTCCGTGTCGCGCGCAAACCGGGTCGGGACGATGTGGAACACGCCAAAATCCGACACGTAGGTGTCCGACGCGCCGTAGATCGTTCCCTGCTTCTCACCGGAGAGCTGGTTGTACTTGGTCGAGATACCCGCGAAGCCCGAGATAACCTGCTTGTTCTTCGCCGTGACGATCACGGTGTCGGGGTTTCCGCCAGCGGTCCAGCACTTCTGGATGACGGTCTGCAGCATCGCTTCCGTCGCCGTACGCGCCGCGCCATCGGTACGGGTCGCGTTCGGAACGGTCGTGTAGCCGGTCGGGCTGTTCGCCGTCACGGTGCAGGACACGTTCGACTTGATCCACGCCGTCAGACCCGCCGTCGCACGCGCCGTGGTCGCGTTACCAGCCGCTGCCGCCTGGTTCGCCGTCCACGTCATCTCGAGATCGCGCTTCAGTTCCTTGCCCTGCTTGGTGACCTGGTACGCATACTCATCCGTGCGGCCGGCTTTCTTCACGATCCGGTCGGTACGGGAAACCATGAGCAGCTTGCGGCTGATCTGCGCGTAGTTGCCCACGCGGACGGTCGGCACGACCGCCGTGTACGACGTGATGTCGTCACCTTCCAGCTGCTTGTTGGTCGACACCGCCGCGGCAAGCGAATCCTGCTGCCACTCGGTGAACGTCTGCGAAAACGAGCCCTTCTTCGCGGACGAGAGAATGGGCGTCTCTTCCGGCGAGATGTTGCTGATCTGGTTGCTAAGGTCCTCGCGGATGCCGATGGTGGCATACGTCGCGAAGGTTCCCGTGAACATGGTCATTGTAAGGTGTACCGTCTCCTCAGACGGGCGGTGCTATTTTTCTAATGCTGCACGTTTGACCAACCAATCCTGGAAGTCATCCGTGGAGCCCGATTTGGCGACCCGCTTTGCAGCCTCTTTGACCGCCTGCTCTCGCGACTTCGGCGCCGACGCCACTGCTCCCGGCGCTGCGACCTTGACCGCTTCGATCTTCGCCTGAATCGCCGGCTTGGCCGCAGTTACCTTGCTGCCGAGCCACGCATTGTGTAGAAGTTTCAACGTGCGATGATCCGTCACCTGTGACAGCTCCTCATCCGTGAACCCCTGCGACCGTGCGTAGTTGACGATTTCGACTTTCTCCGCCTTGGCGACCGCGTCGTCCTTCCAGCTCGGAATCACGTCCTTGAGCTTTTCGGACTCGCGCTCGAGTAGGGCGGCACGCTCCTTCATGGCGTCGGCGTTGGCACGGGCGGCAACGTTCGCCTGCTCGGCTGCGACCTTTGCGATGTTGTCCTGGCCGATCTTCCACGACGTGTACGTCGCGGCGAACGTAGCTGGGTCGCCCTGCTTCAGCGTTTCCCAATCAGGTTCCTTGCCCTGCATCGACTCAAGCGCGGAGCGGAGATCGTTGAGATGTGCGGCGTATTGGCTGCGTTCCGCTTTGACCGCTGCGGCTTCCGCCTCGAGGGATTTCCTGAGTTCGGCGGCTGCTTGGGTCTTGCGGGTATAGTCGGCGGTTCGCATGTAGCCTTTCGCGACTTCATCTTCGGGTAGCTCGCCATCAAAATCTTCGGTCTTGACCTTGATCTTGCGCGGCTCCGGTGCAGTCGCTGTGGCTTCTTCTGCGTCCTCGCCTGACTCGGATTCCTCGTCGGAGTCGGTGTCACTCTCCGGCGCCTCTTCCATTTTCGGCTCGGGCGGTTCGGCCTCTGCCTTCTGCGGCTCGCTCGTCTCTGCCTTGTCGCGCTGCGCGGTGGCGAGGTTGAGGAGATTTTCGGCTGCCTGATCGACGGTGATCCCTTCGGTCGTGCCGTCGGTTGTGTCGGACATTATTACCCTATATGCCTCTGCTTGTCAAGATTTCATACACCTGAGGGGTCAGACGACCGGTGCTCAGTTCTTCTGTGCTGCGACCTTCTCTCGGCGTGTGCGCTGGGCCTGTGCGTTCTCGCCGCGGTCCTTTGTGGCTTCCATCTCCTCGAACAGCCGATTGAACGCCTCTGACCGCGCCCACGCCTGCTCACGCTCCGGGGTGGTCTTGGCAAGGCGCCACTCGTTGTACGTCGTGCGGCCCATGCGCTCTTTAATGCGCTGGCCGGCTTCGCTCTCGAGGAATAATCGCGCGGCGAGGCCGTCGTCGATTAGCTGCTGCTCGTCTGGTGTCATTCAGTGGGTCCACTCTGCTGGGATGCTTCCTGCGCCGCCTGTGCTTGCTCGGCCTGCTGTTGCTGCTCTGCGAGCTGCTGCGCGTGCTGCTGCGCCTGCACCTTCAACGCTTGGTCGTGCTGGCTGACCGCGTGGGCGTGCGCCTGGTCTTGGAGCGCGATATGCCCCTGTAGCACCTGCTCGTCCGCCTGGGTATCTTGCGCGAACTGCTGCTGCGAGTAGTCGACCTTCCACTGCGCGACAATCGCCATCCGGCGGAGTTCGAAGTCCTGGGCCATCTTCGCGACTTCTAGCTCGTAGTCCTGCTGCGCCTTTTTCCGGTCGAGTTCCAGCTTCGCTTCGGCAATAGCCAACGTCCGCTGGTTCTTCTCATGCGAGATTGCGAGATCGCCTTGGACCTGCATCTCTTCCGGCGTTGGCTTGTCCGGCGGTGGTGGTGGGGGCGTCCAGTTATCGGGGATCGGCTTGAAGAACGGCGACAGATCGGGGATGCCGGAAATCTTCGCCATCTTCTCGAGCGTGTGGCGCATCTCCGGCAACCCGCACATTGGGTTGCTCGGGCCGTACGTAGAGACGATGCCTGACTGCTCCTGATAGATCGCGCTGTATACGGCGAGCTTCTTCGTGCTGTCGGTGGTGCCGAGCGCGACGTTGACCGACACGTCCAAGTCCGCATCCCACAGCCGCGGGTCCATCTCGACCCACTCGCCGGACAGCCGGATCATCTCGGCCTTCGGGCGGTAGGTTAGAAACAGCTCGTACATCCCCTTCATCAGCGGCTTGACGACCTGCTCGGCAAACACGCGGCAAATCAGTTCGATGTGCTGCTGGCTCATCGCGAGCTGTGCGCCTACACCTTCCTGCGTCGTGGATTGCATGGCATCCGCATCCAAGCCGGTCGCACCGCGACTCTGTCCGGTGCGGCGCTCGACGATCTCGTCCACCCACGCCATCACGTTCAAGCCTTCACGGCCGACAAAGTCGTGGCTAATCGGCTGGATCGCGTTGATGTTCCGCATCCGAATCGGCGCGCCGATGTCGGTGTTCAAGACGTCACCCTGGTTGACCTGACCTTCCACGATGCCGATACGGGGGAAGATCGACAGCGCCAGCGAGTCCAGCGTCGAGCGGGCGACCATTGACTTCATCAGCTGCAACGGCCCGATGCGGTCGAACACGCCCTGGCCGGCAATCGTATGCGGCTCGGGGTACGGGCAGAACGCGGCCATTGGCACGCTGTTGACCGGCTCTCCGAGCCCGTCGCCGTTGGTGATGTGGTACATCTTGCCGATGCACAGGAACTTGCGGAGCTCGGCCGTGCCGTCGCCGTCGGTGTCGACGGTGATGTACGCCTCAGTCCACGGAATCTTGTCGTTCGCCTCGCCGGCCTGGGGGTCGCGCGAGACGGAGTTGCCGAGCACTTCCCGGCGGGCCACGTTCTCGGGGGAGTCGCGAAGCGTGGTGTCGTCGTCCGAATACTTGTCGATGTCCTTTTGCGAGACGCCCATCGCCAGGAGCTCGCCCTTGGTCTTGTCCGTGCGGTGCGCTACGCACAGGCCGGTCTGGACGTCGCGGGCTTCACGGCTGAAAATGAACTCTTCCGGCGGCAACGGCCAAATCTTGAAACAGCCGTCCGCCTGCTTGCGCGTGAACTGGACGGTGTACTCGGCTTCGGTGGGCGGCGTGCCCTGCGGGTTTTGTGCGTCCGGCTTGCCCGCGGGCGTTCCGGGCTTGGTTTCCTGTACCTTGCCGAGAGTGACGCCGTCTTCGGCGGTCAGGGCCTCAAGCGCCGACTCGGGCACGTTCTGGACGTTGTACCACTTGAGAACCGGCGTGGAGTCGTAGCCCCACTTGATCGCGCCGAGCGCGCGCACCAGGCCGTCCAGGAGCACGGTATGGGCCTTCATAAAGAAGCCCTCGCGCTCGAGCACCTTCATAATGTACTCGGTGACCTGCTCGGCCTGCTGGACCGTGGCGGCGTTGGACGGCACGAACTCGACCAGATGCTCGCCGCCGGTAAACACGCGAAGGATCGACGGCAGCATCCCGGAGATCGCATCGCGGACTTCGGTGAGCACCATCTTGGACCGGCCGTCCTCTTCGTTCCCGAAGGGGTCACCCAAGTAATATTCGGTGGCCTTCGTGCGCTTCTGCTGCAGCTCGCCGTCCGTGTACTGCGCGGAGTCGACAAGGACTTTTTGGATGATGTCTGCTACTTCATCCTTGTCTAGCTTCTCAATCGCCATTTA